TTGGGCGAGGATGCCGCGCGCATGAATATCGCGCGGCTCAATTACGATCGTTGGCGGATCGAATTATTGCGCCAGGCGCTCGGCCGCTACGGCATTGGTTTGCCGCTCGAGCCAATGGGGCAAGGCTTTAAGGATATGTCGCCGGCAATCGAAGCCTTCGAGCACGTTGCCCGCGCCGGCCTGATCCGGCACGGCGAGGCGGCGCTGTTGCGCTGGTGCTTTGGCAATGCCGTCGTCGTGCGCGATCCGACCAACTCGCGCAAGCTCGACAAGGTGAAATCTTACGGCCGCATTGACGTTGCGGTTGCCGCGATTATGGCGGTTGGCGCCATGAAAGCGTGCGCGACGCCGCCGGTAGAGGCCGCGGCCATGATTGCATAGGAGTTCGCCATGAAATACCAGCAACGTTCGACGCCGGCTGACAAGGCGCCCGACGAATTCGTTTTGTCCGATGCAAGCGTCGATCGCATGGGCGACGTTATCGAGCAAGACGGCTGGCAGCTCGACAATTTCCGCAAGGTACCGATCGCGCTGTTTAACCATGACCGCAACCAGGTTATCGGCAAATGGGCCGATGTGGCGGTACGCGACGGCAAGCTAACCGGCCGCCTCGAGCTCGCCGAGCCCGGCACCTCGCCGCTGGTCGATTCGATCCGCGCCCTGGTCAAGCAAAAAATCCTCCGCGCGGTGTCGGTTGGTTTCCGGCCGACGAAAAGCGAGCCGCTGACAAAGGAGGCCGACAAGAATTTCGGGCCGTTCCGCTTCAAGCAAACCGAGCTGTTGGAGTGTTCGCTGGTATCTATTCCGGCGAATCCGAATGCCCTGGCCATTGCCAGGGAGTTACCGCGCGATCTGGTAGCAGAGATTTTTTGCAAGCCCGCAAACGAAAATCCCGCGCGTCACGGCAAGACCGCCGAAACCCTCCCGAAAAACATGGGTCACAAAATGCAAACGCCATTGGGCGCGCGGATCACCGCCGCGCAAAACGAATACAACGCCGCGCGCGAGCACCTGAAAGAGCTCGCCGGCAAAGACGAGCTCACGGCCGAGGAAACCGCGCAATATGATGAATTGCCGGGCAAGATCGAAAAGGCCAAGGCCGAGCTCGATAAGCATCAGCGCGCCGAGCGCGCCTTGATCGACGGCGACGGCGGCGGCGATCAAAAGCCGATCAACGTGCCGACCGCCGACATTACGCCGCCGGAACGGCCGCGCGTGTTTGCGGCACCGCGAAAAAAAGAGGAGCCCGACCTGGTTTTGCGCGCGCTCGCCTGCATGGCAAAATCGCAAGCGGCGCGTGAGCCCGATCTGGGCAAGGCATTGCGCGAGCTCTACCACGGCGACGAAATGACCAACGTCGTTTTGCGCGCCGCGGTCAACCCGGCCAATACCACGGTAGCGACCTGGGCGGCCGAGCTCATATCAACTGTCAATGTCGGTTTCCTCGATCGGTTGATTCCAAACTCGATCTATCAGCAACTCGCGCCGATGGGCGCGCGCTATACGTTCGGCAATGCCGGCGTGCTGAAAATCCCGGTACGCGCCAATACGCCGACGCTGGCCGGCAATTGGGTCGGCGAGGGCGCGGCTAAACCCGTTCGGCGCGCGTCGTTCTCGACCGTTTCGCTCACGCCGACCAAGCTCGCGGTTATCTCGACGTTCACCGAGGAAATGGCAACCTACGGCTCGCCGGCAATCGAGGGCATTATTCGGCAAGCAATGGCCGACGATACCTCGATCGCGCTCGATAGCTATTTGATCGACAACGTTGCCGGCTCGGCGACGCGGCCGGCCGGATTGCTCAACGCGGCGGCCTGGGGAACCGGCACACTCACCCCGTCGGCGGCAACGCCGGCAACCGCGGCAATGGTTGCCGATCTTAAGGCGATCGTTGCGGCGTTCACCGCGATCAATGGCGGCCGCAAGATCGCCATTCTGCTCAACCCGGCGCAAGCGTTGGCGCTCGGGTTTGCGCAAACGACAACCGGCGATTTTTTGTTTACCGATCGCGCCCAGGCGGGAAGCAAATTCGGCGTTTCGTTTATCGTGAGTAATACCGTGCCGGCGGCGCGGGTTATTGGAGTGGACGCCGAGGATTTTGCCTCCGCAACCGGCGACACGCCGCGCTTTGCGGTGTCAACCGATGCAACCTTGCATGAGGAAGATACGGCGCCCTTGCCGCTCTCCGCGACCGGCTCGCCGAATACGGTAGCGGCGCCCATGCGCTCGCTATTCCAGACCGACGCGGTTGCGATCCGTATGTCGCTCTATGTCTCCTGGGCCATGCGGCGCGCCGGTATGGTGCAAACCATGTCACCGGTTATCTGGTAATTCGATCGCGTTCCGCAAACACCGCGATTGAGTGGCACCGCGCCGGAAGTCCCCGCCTCCCAAAAAGCGGCCGGCGCGGTGTTTTAATTTTCAGCAAAGGGAAATCACATGGCAGACGAAACGAGAGAGGTAGAGGCTATTCTTGGCCCATATCGCGGCCAGCGCCTCACCATGACGACGGCCGACGCCGATGCCGCCATTAACGATCATTGGGCGCGCGATCCGTTTGGCGAGGATCCGCCGCATGATCCGTTGACCGAGGAAGAACGCAACCACGCGCTCGAGGCGTCGAAAGCCTGGGCGGCGGCGCAACAGGTGGCCGCGGCCGGCGAGGAACCGCCGCCGGTAGAACCGCCGCCCGAGGAAGACGGCGCAACGCGCGCGATGGGCGCCGACGATCAAAGCGGCAAATATCGAACGCGCCGCCGCTAATGCTCGGGCGCATGACGCAAACGCTCGCGCGGCTTATCACGCCGCGCGCGCGCGCCAACCCGGCCGGCGAGGGCAATTATCATCCTGGGCCGTATACCGTTAACGGCGGCTGGTTGCCGAGCTCCTGGGGGCAATATCTCAATTTTTGGCAAATGGACTATGATCCATTGCCGGCGCCGTCCAACTCGATCGTTGAAGCCTCGACCTGGGCCTATATCCGCGCGATCGCGCAATTGCCCGGCTATCACAAGCGCGAAACCGGCAAGGGCGGCACCGAAACGATTACCACCTCGGCGCTATCGCGCATTTTGCGGGCGCCTAGCCCCTACCAAACGCCGAGCGATTTTTTAGTGCATTTGATCCGCTCGTTATTGCTCGCCGGCAATAGCTACTGGATCGCGCAACGCAACGATCGCAACGAGGTTGCGGCGTTGCATTGGACCGATCCGCGCGGTTGCCGGCCGCGCACGGTTGCGGTTGCCGGCCAGGCATACAGCGAAGTTTTTTACGAAATTTCCGAAAACCCGTTATTGCAATTCGATACGTTCGGCCGCTACGGCATTGTGGTGCCGGCGCGCGATGTATTACATTTAAAACTTGCAACGCCGCGTCACCCGCTCGTCGGCGAAACCTGGTTGACCGCGCTCGCGCTCGAGCTCGCCAACCGTGCCGCGATCGGCGGCGCCGCCGCCACGTTCTCGCAAAATATGTCGCGGCCCTCCGGTGTGCTGCAGACCGATCTAACCCTCACCAAACCCCAGGTGGACGAATTGCGCGAGCGTTGGAACGCGCAAGCGGCCGGCATGAATGCCGGCGGCGTTCCTATCCTGACCAGTGGGTTAAAATTTGAGCCGGTTAGTATGTCGAACGAGGACGCGCAACTAATCGAGCAATTAAAACTAAACGATCGCACCATCGCCGCGGTATTCGGCGTGCCGCCCATGCTAATCGGCATTGCCGATAGCGGCTCGGTCAAAAGTGCCGAGGCGCAAATGGCGGAATGGCTCGCCTCCGGTTTAGGTTGGCTGATTAATCATATCGAGGTGGCATTCGATCAATTTTTCGGGCTCGACGTTGTGCCGGCCGGCCGTGAATGGACCGAATACGATACCCGCATTTTGTTACGCGCCAATTTCAAAGAACGCATGGAAGGTTTGGCGCGCGGCGTGCAATCCGGAATTCTCGGGCCGAATGAAGGGCGCGCGCTCGAAGGTTATAAGGCCGTTACCGACGGCGACGAGCCGCGCATGCAGCAACAAATGGTTCCGCTATCGGCCTGGGATAAGGCGCCGCCGGCGGCGCCCGCATTGCCGGCGCCGGCACCGCCGGCCGCCGACCAGGCCGACG